CCTCTAACGAGGCGCATCACTCAAGTAGTTATGAAACTTGAGGCCCGCTTAAATAATCCTGCTCATAATAAGCTCCATGTCTCGTGAGAGAGATGGATTATGGCTTTCATTTTAAGCTATACCTGCAAATGGTGTCTTAATAGAGAGGCAGGGATCATAACTTTAATTATGACCGCGCATTCCTCTACTAAGCTCTATAATCATGGTTAAATCAAACCGTGGTTCAAGTATTTCTTAGAATTCATGATTTTCTGTTCAATTGCTGTGTGAGCCATGCTCGCAACAGTACTTGAAAGATTTTCCTGATAGAAAGTTGGACGACCTTTAGTAAAATCTTCGATTGTATCGAAGAACCGAGCTGCTAATGCAGCTTCGGAACTAATTAGTCGCTCAGACGTTCTTGCTTCCAACATAGACGGATCTGGTAATGATATTACCTGGATCATGTCCTTAACTGACCCGCTTTCGATTACTCGAAGCGACTCTGCTAAGACTTTAAGTCTATTAGATATAGCTTTTGCCAATGGTGAAACTATAATCAAGTAGGTAGGAGACGTCCACAAATCGTAAGGATTTGCGAATGCTTCCGCGATTTTATTAAAATATGGTCCGGTAAATAAACCTGACTCATAGTTAATAGCCTCAGCGGTTCCTTTTTGAATTAGTTTATCTGCACTTTGATATATATATGTCAAAATCAGATTCTCTAATTCTCTCTCGTTATAAACGGGTAGTACATAATCAGATGTATATTTCATTTTGATAACATTAACGATTGTTGATGTATCATTATGATCTATATATCTTCGGAATGCGTCCATCTGTAAAAGTTTAACTTTTAAGGATGATCTCATTCTTGAATATGTACCCATTCTTTTATAAAGAGAAAGGATCAAATCCACTTTTGTTACAGCTCTCATAGAGTGTTGTCCTCTTGAATACAATGTATAAATCATTTGATATAATAAATGATATTTATTCATTGAATCTAGAAGACCTCTAAGTTGAATTCCTGTAATTTCTTGTCCTTCTTGGAACCATCTTTTGGCAAACTCATACGTAGTTTTACTAGTATGTGTTTTGTGTGGACTTGTGTCCACACCAAGTCGCTGCATTATCATTTTATATGATTCTGCAACAGCATTATTATATATAACAATATCATCTCCTAACAGTATATACTGTTTGAAGTTTTTAATGTTATTTAATTTTGCTGCATAAGCAACTACTAGATGGTGACAAATTGCGAAGGTAGACCATGAACTGTATGCTCCCATGGGTTGACCACAGTTGTATTTTACAACTGTATCATTCCACGGAACATAGAACTCGTGATCAACAAGGATTGATTTCCAAGATCTAGCAAAGTCTCTATTAAATAGAGATTCTATTAGATTTGTTTGGATTTCAATTGGGAATCTATCAGTAGCGGCCGTAAGGTCGATACTATGATATGATTCGTTTTCCTCCTTGTTAGAAATTATTGGATCCTGTGTAAAAGTTCTATCTTGAGATAAATTATTTCTCAAAATTTCGAATTGGATATCATGAACCCCTTTAAGGGCTTCTTGAGACCAATAATCGAAAATAGCGATCACTCTGGCTTTTGCCTCGGGATCTTCTATTATACTAAGTTTTCTAATTTTATTAGAATCTTTGTATTTTTGATTATATAATTTCACAGAATCATCGTAACCTATTTTGGTTACTCTTGCCCAAACATCTTTAGCTTTAGCCGCAATTGCGTCTTTGTTAATGATGGATTGGAAAGTTTTGAAATTGTGTTTTAATCTCTGATGAGCTTTTTTAACAATGTCTTGTGGCCATCTTTGTCTAGTTTCTAATAAGTAACTATGCAAAGTTGGACTGATATCTTTAATATTATCAACTAAAGAATCAGGTAAAACTACGGCATCTCTCCAAGAAAATAATGTGGCTCGTCCTTCTGGACCAGCTTTATTAGATAATCTTAATTTATTAGGAGTCCATGATATTTCACGGTTTCCTTTTATCCCATTTTCCGAAAGGAATTCTGGAATATAGGCTGTTAATTCAGCAATAATTAAATTATCCTTGGTTGATGCATTAGTAATCGTAGACGTTGACGGATCTTTTGTACCAGGAATGGCTCGGCTAATGGATAGCAAGGTTAGTACGAAACTTATGTTTCGTCTTTCTTTATTTTCTATTAGTGAATTAAAGTATGGTGTTGCCTTAGGTAACCCCTTAGAATTTAGACCAATACGCCCCGGGAAAACTTTAAAAGGTTCTCCAGCGATGTATTTCGTATAAATTAATCTAAGATCTTTAATTCTTTGAATTGTCCAAAGTGTTCCGCTTTTAGTATGCCAACTTGCTACTTGGTTTATCCAAGTATCAATAATTGTTTTACTATCAGCCACATTTGGGAACCAGTAGTATGAGATCCATGATAATAGACCTTTAATTTTATTTAATTGGTTTATTGTCATTGTATTGATTATTATTGGATCAGACGTGTCTTTCCAGATCAACAGATATCTCCTTAGAGACTTCAATTGACGGAGTCAATACACTATGGCCCTTGTAACAGGGGGCTATATTGTCTTACGATATGGCC